AGAGCCGATCCAAGAGGAACTCGAAGCTATAGAACAAGCAAAACAATATATTAAAAGTTGTTCCTATCGAGAAGTTGCTGGATGGATGGAAAAGAAAACAGGCAGATATATATCTGCACCAGGTTTAAGAAAGGTATTATCAAGAAGTGAATGATATACCACCACCTAAACCTAAACATAAAAAGGTTATAGCCAAAGCTAAACGATCAGCTAAAGCTAGCATTAGTGATATAGCTAAACAAGTACAGAAAGCTAAAGATGATTATCATAATGCACAAAAGAAATTAAAGAATAAAAAAGAAGCTATTAAAAAAATTGATGGTGTACTAGAAAACAAACAAAATATAATTGTAGAAGATGATCTAGACATCTTACCACCAAACGTAAAAAAAGTAGTAGAAGAACAAGAAGTTATATTTGAACCAAACAGTGGACCTCAAACACAATTCTTAGCTGCATCTGAACGAGAGGTATTTTATGGTGGTGCAAGGGGTGGTGGTAAATCATATGCAATGCTTATTGATCCACTACGTTATTGTGATAAACAAAAACATAGATGTCTATTGCTTAGACGTTCTATGCCAGAGTTAAGAGATTTAATTAATCACTCACAGCAACTATACCCTAAAGCATATCCTGGTGCTAAATGGAGAGAACAAGAAAAAGAATGGAGATTTCCATCAGGAGCAAAAATAGAATTTGGATATGCTGAAAACACTACTGACGTACTTAGATATCAAGGTCAGTCTTATACATGGATTGGAGTCGATGAGCTACCACAATATCCCAATCCAGATATATATAATTTTTTAAGATCATCTCTTAGATCAGTAGATCCTGAGATACCAGTATTTATGAGAGCTACAGGCAATCCAGGTAATGTAGGATCAACTTGGGTTAAAGAAATGTTTGTAGACCCTGCAGTACCAAATACTAAATTTGATATAGAAATTGAAACACCAGTAGGTGTAAGAAAAATATCAAGAAGATTTATACCAGCTAAGTTACAAGATAATCCGTACTTAATGCAAACAGAGGATTATTATATTATGTTGGCATCATTGCCAGAAACTCAAAGAAAACAGTTTTTAGATGGTGATTGGGGAGCGTATGAAGATGCAGCGTTTCCAGACTTTAGTAAAGATCTTCATGTTGTTGAACCATTTGAGATACCTGGTAACTGGCATAAATTTAGAGCATGTGACTGGGGCTACTCATCACCAGCTTGTGTGCTTTGGTTTGCAATAGATTTTGATAATAACTTATATATATACAGAGAATTATATACTAAAAAAGTTGTAGCTGATCAGTTTGCTTATAAAGTATTAGACTTAGAGCAAGGTGAATATATAAGATACGGTGTACTAGATTCTAGCACCTGGGCAAGACGAGGAGATGTAGGTCCAAGCATAGCTGAAACAATGATTAATTCAGGATGTAGATGGCGACCATCTGATCGTTCACCTAAAAGTAGAATCAATGGCAAGTTAGAAATACATAGACGACTGTCGGCTAATGCAGAAACAGGTCAGCCTTCATTATATATTTTTAATAACTGCTTAAATATTATTCGAACACTACCTCTATTACCATGTGATAAGAATAATCCAGAAGATGTAGATACACATGCAGAAGATCATGCTTACGATGCATTACGATACGGCTGTATGTCACGCCCCATTAATCCACACGGAAGTGGCTTTTCATCATTCTCTCAAAACCAAGGCTATAAGCCTGTAGATACAATGTTTGGATACTAATGGATATAAATAATAAAAAATTAATTGTTGGTTTTTCTGAAATTACAATTAAAGAAGAAGATGCAAGTTTTAAAAAAGATAACTTGACTGACTGCTATGGACAGTTTTTACAACGTGAAAACTCTATACAGATTAATACTAATTTAGAACCACATGATAAGTTAAATACAATTATTCATGAGATTCTACATTCGTGTGTATATGTTAGTGGCCTTAATCAAAAAGGAGCACCTCTAGAAGAGGACAGCTCAGAAGAGATTGTGGTAAATAATTTGGCTAATATATTTCATACAGTCTTACGAGACAACCCATGGCTTGTTAGATTTATTAACGAGTACATACCTAAACAAAAAACTAAGGAGAAATAACATGACTATCATGAAAAAATATAAGCAGGGCGATTTAGACGAAGTAAATACTAAGCCTGTTAGAACTGCTGATAATATGCCAGCTGTTGAAGAAGGTGGAAAAAACGAAGATGCACCTAAAGTAAAATCTAATATGGTTGATAAAAGTGTGTTTTCAAAAGCAGACGAAAGAGACTACTAATCCAATAAGGATATATAATGGATACTACAGATAATACAGTAGCATTAGATGATGAGTCTAATGAGCAACAGCCCCTAAGTGATTACAGCAGTTTAGCAGGATACATAAAAGAAAAATTTATACGTTCTGAAGATTCTAGACTATTTGATGAAGGGCGTTGGTTAAGAGCGTACAGAAACTATAGAGGTATCTATGGTTCTGAAATGTCATTTACTGAAAGAGAAAAGTCTAGAGTATTTGTTAAGATAACTAAAACAAAAGTCCTAGCTGCTTTTGGTCAACTAATAGAAGTACTGTTTGCTAATGCTAAGTTTCCTCTTGGTATAACGCCAACAAAACTTCCAGATGGTATATCAGAATACGCATATATAGAAGAAGGCGAAGCAGAAGAACCTACTAAAGAACAGCCAAGCCCTTATGGTTTTCCTGGAGATGGTAATGAATTTGAACCAGGAAAAACTATAGATGATATACTAGGCGGTATAGCTAAAGATTATGAAGGTTTAAATATTAAAGAAGGACCTTCACCTGATCCCACTAAAAAACCACAGCTATCTCCTGCAAAAGAAGCTGCAGCAAATATGGAAAAGTTAATCCATGATCAATTAGAAGATACTTCTGCAATAACAGTACTTAGACATTGCTTATTTGAAATGGCATTGTTAGGAACTGGAATTATTAAAGGACCTTTTAATTACGAAAAAACAAAACACAAATGGGAAAAAGGTGCTGAAGGCGAGATGGAGTATTCTCCAGAATCAAAATTAGTTCCTAAAATAGAAGCAGTAAGTTGTTGGGATTTTTATCCAGATCCTGATGCAACCTCAGTTGAAGATTGTGAGTATGCTATACAAAGACATACCCTAAGTAGAACACAATTAAGAGATTTAAAAAATAGACCCTTCTTTAGAAAGGGTGCTATAACAGATTGTCTTTCTATGGGTACTAATTACCAAGCAAGAGGTTTTGAGACTGCTCTATTAGATAGAGAAAATATAGATGATTTAGATAAAAATAGATTTGAAGTATTAGAGTACTGGGGTTTAATGGATAAAAAACTAGCAGAAGAAGCTGGTCTAGAACTTGAAAGCAATATAGAAGATATTGACGAATTAGAAGAAGTTCAAATTAATGCATGGATATGCAATGGTAAAATACTAAGATTAGTATTAAATCCATTTACTCCTGAAAGAATACCATTTCATGTAGCACCATATGAAATAAATCCATATCAATTTTTTGGCGTAGGCTTACCTGAAAATATGGAAGATGCACAACAAGTAATGAATGGTCATGCAAGAATGGCTATTGATAATTTAGCATTGGCTGGTAATTTAGTATTTGATATAGACGAAACACAATTAGTACCAGGACAAGATATGAGTATATATCCTGGTAAGATATTTAGACGACAGTCTGGTGTAACAGGAACTGCAATTAATGGATTAAAGTTTCCTAATACATCATTTGAAAATTTACAGATGTTTGATAAGTTTAGACAACTAGCAGATGAAGCAACTGGAATACCATCCTACTCTCATGGAGCAACTGGTGTACAGTCTACTACAAGAACTGCTGCAGGTATGTCTATGTTAATGGGAGCATCTGCTTTAAGTATAAAAACAGTTATAAAAAATATAGACGACTATTTATTACGACCCCTTGGTGAAGCACTATTCTCTTGGAATATGCAATTTAACGCAAATATTCCAGATATACAAGGAGACTTAGATGTAAAAGCAATGGGAACATCTTCATTAATGCAAAAAGAAGTTCGTTCTCAAAGACTAATGACATTTATGCAAACAGCAAACAATCCAAATATTGCACCGTTTGTTAGATGGCATTCAGTACTTACAGAGATAGCTAAATCTTTAGACATAGATCCAGAAGATCTAATTAATGATCCAGAGAAAGCTGCAATTTTTGCAAAAATAATGGGGATGACAAATGGAAATAAACAAGATGAAGGCACTGGTGAACAGCCAGGGATGGGATCTGCTGGAGGAGTACCTCCAGGAGCAAATCCAACTGATACAACGGGAGCTGGAGGTGGCAACATCGGAGTTGGAGGTATACCGCAACCAGGGGAAACTAACTTCGCTCAGACGGCTGCTGCTGCTAGCTCTCAAGGACCAACTAAACAATAAAAAAACTAAAGGACTATTTAAATAATGGCAACTACATCATCTACTAAACCAGGAGAAATAGGCGGTACTTCTATACTTGCTAAAAGAAGCCCTACCTATAGACTAGTATTAAAAGTTGACCCTACATCAGGGCAATATAAATACGAGTATGAAGTAGATGATGCTCCTAAAGTTTCTGATGTTATACAATCTGCTACTCCAGTAGTACCAGAAGTTCCAGATACTGATAATAAAGGAAATGATACTTCCAAAGGAATTGGACCAACAATTCCAGAAGATCCAGGAACAAGTTTTGAACAAACTAAAAAAATGCTTAGTGGTGGTAAAGGAAAA